GACTCCCATGTATAATTACGAGATTGTCTCCAGTGAAAGTTCAATCCTTTAAATCCCCATGACTGTAAATCTGTACAAGCAATAAGAGGATGTTGGTCATATGTAATATTAGGAGTTTTTGCGTTGTATATAAAGGTATAGAATTGCCCTACTTCAGGAATGGGAGTCACAGTGCCATTTAGTGCTTCCATGATGATTAACATCATTTCTTCAGGATCACCTATTGATTTTTCTAGGTCTTCAACGACTTCTTCAATTCTATTCATTTGATCCCTAATTCTTTTTCGGTAATAATCTTAAATTCTATCTTTCTGTCCTTACACCATTCATCTGCTGACTTCCATTTTGCTTGATTTACAGCGTATGTCTTACATTCAAAGAGATATGATTTAGTCACTCTTTTTCTTTTCTTTGGTTCTTTAGTTTGTTTAAGGGGTTTCACTTCTATTACATAAGTTTTAAGTTTACCTGTGCTTTCTTTTACCTTTATAATAAAGTCTGGAAAATAACGATGAACTCTTTTATCGACTGGAGATAGGTATGGGATCCAAAATTCTTCACTTCCCCATTCAACAATATTTTCATTTAGATCGCAGTAATTACAAAATCTTCTTTCCCAAGAACTACGACAGATGATGTTAGTTATATCACCTTTATATTTCTTAGGTTTTTTAGGTTTAAATATACTCTTAATACTTTCTGCCATATCTCTTATACATAATATATAAGGTCAAATAGTATTTATAAATGCCCTCCATAAGAACAATTTCTGACATTAAGGCAAATTTATTAAGGCCAGCAACCACTTCTCATTTTGAAGTTGAGATTCCCATTATTCCTGCGTTAAATTTTTGGAAGGGTGCTGATAAACAAGGACAGATTCAATTGTTGTGTTCAGAAGCATCTCTGCCTGGATCTAATTTAGCAACATTTGATATTAATAATGATCGTATGGGTGTAACGGAGAAACACGTCCATAGAAGAATATTTGATGATAGAATCGATTTAACTTTTTATGTTGATGCTGGAATTTATAAACCCATTCAATTTTTTGAGGAATGGATAAATTATATTACTAGTCCTGCAGAAGATGGGATACAAATTCCAAATGCTCCACTTCAGAAAGAAGATGGTAATTATTTTTATAGGATGAGATATCCTCAAGGTGAAGGTGGTTATATTGCAAATCAGGGATTAAAGGTTACAAAATTTGAAAAAGATCAAAGTAATGGTGGTGGTGCTTTAGAATATAAATTTGTGAATGTATTTCCTTTGGCAATAAATTCTATGCCAGTTTCTTATGATGCATCTTCATTATTAAAATGCACAGTATCAATGAGTTATATAAGGTATATTGTAAAGTCTATACCTACACCAACAATTAAAGTGCCGATGGAAAGGAATCCAGATCCTATTCAACAAGCACAACAAAATAGTGTTAATATTTTACCAGGACAAGCTCAACTTGCCATGCCCAAACCCGTAGACTTGATTCCTCCATATATAACCCCACCAGTACCACCAGGGTTTCCACGACCAGAAACAATAACTTAAATAACCCTGCTAAATAACAATACTGAAGTGCCAAAGTAAATTATGCCTTTACCAAAAATTGCCACTCCGACCTATGAGTTGGAGTTACCTTCGACAGGTGCAACTATTAAATATAGACCATTTCTTGTAAAAGAAGAAAAGGTTCTTGTAATTGCTCTAGAGAGTGAAGATAATAAACAAATTACTAGTGCTATTAAGGCAGTTCTTAAGAGTTGTATTCTTAGCAAAGGAGTTAAAGTAGAGGATCTTCCTACTTTTGATATTGAATACTTGTTCCTCAACATTCGGGGTAAGTCTGTTGGAGAAGATCTAGAAGTTAATATTATTTGTCCTGATGATGAAGTGACTCAGGTTCCAGTAACAATTGCTCTAGATGAAATTGAAGTTCAGAAAGATGATAACCACACCAATAGGATTAAAGTAGATGATTCTATTATGATGGAAATGAGGTATCCATCACTTGAACAATTTATTAAAAACAATTTTGATTTTAATGATAAAAATGCGATGGATCAATCATTTGAGTTGATTGCAAGTTGTATTGATAAGATTTATACTGAAGATGAAGTATGGGCTGCTGCTGATTGCACTAAGAAAGAAATGAAGGATTTCTTAGAGCAAATGAATTCCAATCAATTTAAGGAGATTGAGTCTTTCTTTGACACAATGCCTAAATTATCTCATACGATTAGTGTTACTAATCCTAAGACAAAAGTGAAGAGTGATGTAGTTTTGGAGGGTTTAGCGTCTTTTTTCGCATAGCCCTACTGCATATGAGTTTGGAGAGTTACTTCAAACTAAATTTTGCCTTGATGCAGTATCATAAATATAGCTTAACAGAGATTGAAAATATGATGCCTTGGGAACGAGACATCTATGTGGCTCTACTTCAACAACATCTTGAGGAAGAAAAGTTAAAGCAACAGCAACAAGCTAATGCCCGATAAAGAACTCTTAGACAAAGAGAATAAAACTATACTAGAGATTCTTAAGACCATACAACAATATGGTATGGGAGCTTTGTCTAAAAAAGAGATGACAGAACTTATTGAGGCTGATAAGACTAATTGGGGTGATAATATTGATGAGTTTATTAAGGAACAGGAATCTTTAATTTCAGGAGAACGTGATGGTGAATATTTAAGTGCGGAACAGAGAAAGACAATAGTAAGAAAAAGGAGGATGAAATCCTCTAAGTTTTTTAGTAAAGGTCAAACAAAAACAGCAGCAGATACTATAGGAACTGGTTCTCTTGCTGTTAGAAGTAATACTGGAAAAATAAGTTCTAAAAAATTTATTCCAGAACCTACTGAAGAAAAAGGAGGATCACTAGCAGAGATTCTTACTGGTGTCAATTCTATTGTCGAAACTTTAAAAGCAGGTCAGAAGCAAGATAAGAAACATAAGAATTTTCTGCAAAGAATGGTAGAAAGATTTAAAAGAAGGAGGGATGAAAATAAATTAGAATTTAAAATATTAGATGGAATAAAAAAGACAGCATCAACATTACTTAAACCATTCAAGAGTGCATGGCAAAAGATGTTGGACTTTATAGGAAAAGTTCTTCTTGGTAGAGTTCTTTTTAAAGTTTTGGAATGGATGGGTAATAAAGAGAATCAAGGAAAGTTGAATAGTATTATAAAATTCTTTGAGGATTGGTGGCCTGTTCTTTTAGGTGGGTACTTGATATTTGGTAATGCTTTAACTGGATTTGCTTTGGGATTATTGAAAAATGTTGTAGTCTGGGGAGCAAAATTAGTAGCAACAGTTATTCCAGCACTTTTAAAAGCTGCTGTTGCCTTGGGTCCGTGGGGAATAGCTGCGGCTGCTGTTCTGGGGGGAGGAATATATTTGGCTACGAGAGGTAAAAAAGATGAAGAATCTCCTCCTGATCAAGAAATGGGGGATGATGGTGTAACAGAGGAAACTCAAGGGTTTAAAGGGGGTGGATTAGTTCAACATTATAATAATTCTACTCAACAAGCTTCAAATATAATTCAAGGATTTAATGAAGGTGGTATTGTAACTGACCCAGAAGAGAAAAGACAACAAGAAGAATATATGCTTAAGTTTGTTAATGATGAAAGAGCATTGCAGGGTATGGAACCTTTAACTGATTTAACTTATGCTCCAGGTGTGGAACTTACAAAGATGGTGGGTCCAGGTCCAAGAACAAAAGAAACAACAGATACTTTTACAGATCTTGATAGAGGTATTGAGACCACATCAACATCAAAAACAGTTGATGGTAAAACTACTTTTGGTGCATCAATGAGGCAAACAACAGAAGAAGATAGGCAGAAGTTTTTTGCAGAAAACCCACAAGCAGCACAATTATTAAATATCAAGGATCAGTTTGAATTAGATTCTTTAGGTGCTGATATAAGTGCAAGTGCTAGACCACAAAAACTTAAACAAGGTGGTTTTGTATCAGGTCCAGGTGGTGTGGATAAAGTTCCTGCAAGATTAACTGCTGGTGAGTTTGTGATGAGTAAAGGAGCAGTTCAAAAGTATGGTGTCAACACTCTTAAATCTATGAATGCTGCTGGAGGTGGAACTAATATTCCAACACTTATGGGAGGAAAACCAGGTTATGAGGGTGGTGGACTTGTTGAAGTAGAAGCAGGATCAATTAATTCATATCAAGATGCTATTGATGCTGGTATTCAAGTAGAGGATACTATTGTTGGTAATCAACGTTATGGAAAAATAAGGTGGAAAGAAAAGATGCCAAGAGGTTTCTTTGGTCTTGGAAAGCAAAAGTATAGAGTAATGGGAACCAAGTGGTTATCCTCTGGTTTTGGTTCAGAGCATAATAAGACTCTTGCCATGTCAACTGAAGATTATGTTAATATGAAGATGGATTGGTCTGGAGCATCATCTTCATCTGCAAAAGTTGAACCTGCAAAACCAAAAATGGTTAGAGGGCAAGGAAATAAATTAAGAGCAGTACCATCTAAATCTAGTGATCCCAATATACAACCTTCGGAGAAAAAGAAAGTTACTGTTGCATATGAAGAAGAAAAAGATAAGATGTCTGATAAACCAAGTATGGATAAACCAGGTAAGGAAATACCTCCATTTGGTGTAACTAAAGGGAGATCTCCTCAAAAAATGAAAGTGTTGGGGATTAGTGTATAATGGCAATAACTGCAAATAAACTTTTAGGAAAGAAGGGAGGAGCACTTGCGGTTGTCCCCAAATCTCCTTTGGTTGTATCTTCTGTTGGGAAGTTAGATAAAATACCTGAAAAACCTAAAGAGGATGTTGTTTATACTATTCGTACAAGAGTAATAGAAATTGACAAACTTCTAAAGGGAACTCTTGCTGCCGAAAAAGTTCAGCAAAAGAAAGAAAGGCAACAAAAGGAAAATGAGAAAAGACAACAAAAAGAAGAGGGATTGGAAAAACCAGATAAAGATGGTGATGAAGAAACTCCAAAAAAATTAATACCCAAAATTGGTTTCTTAGAAAGAATTAAACAATTTATTACTAAGGTTCTTCTTGGTTGGATTGCTTTTAATTTAATTAAGTTTTTACCTCAAATAGTTAAGATTCTTAAACCAATAGCTGCAGTTGCAGGTTTTCTTATTGATTTTGCTGGCAAACTTCTTAATGGATTAGTAACTTTTGTTGATTGGGGATATAAAGCACTTGATGCAACTAAGGGATGGATAGGAGATAAATTTGGGGAAGGTGCTGCTCAAAAATTTGAGTCCTTTATGGGCAATCTCACTAAGATGTTTAATGGGATTGTTCTTCTTGGGATGGGTATTGCCAAATTGGCGATGATGGGAAGAAAACCCCAATTACCTAAAGGACAAAAACCTAAACCTAAACCAAAACCCAGATGGCAAAAAGCTCTTCAGAGAAAGTGGAAGAATAGTAGAGTTGGTAAATTTTTTCGCAATAATGCAGCTGCGAGAAAAAAATTAATTCGTAAGATTACAAAACCTGTTAGTAAAGCAGTAAGGGTTTTAAGACCAAAGAATATTGTAGAAAATTTAAAGAAAACTAAACTTGGGAAAAAAGTAACTGAAAGGTTTGCTAAAGCTTCTCAGCAAGTAGATGATGTTATTAAAGATCCTAAAAAAGCTTTAGAGAAGTTAAAAAAAACACAGGTAGGTAAAAAAGTAACTGAGATTGCTAAAAAGGTAGATCCAAGAAAGATTAAGTTTAAGATGCCTCAAATAAAGACTCCTGCATGGATGAAGAGTGCTGGATCTGCTATTAAAAAGAAATTTACAAGTGCATCTGCTTGGATTAAGAGTATTCCTGCTAAAACAAGGCAGATGTGGGATGATGTTGCAAAGAAGGTTGGTCCTTATATTGATGAGATGGGTGAAGGAGTAGTTAATATTGGTAAAAATATTGGAGCAAAGTACAAAGAGGTTGCTAAAAACATGGAACCTCAAAAGGTTATTGATGATTTAACGGCTAAAATTAGACCAGCTATTGATGATGTTTTAAAGAAAAGTCCTATTCTCAGTAAACTTAGTAAAGGTTTAAATCCTCAGAGTGTACAAGGTCTCCTTACTAAGGCAGCAAATAATCCAGCATTAAAGAAACTAATTAATACTTTGAAAGCTAATAAAGGTGCTTCTAAAGGATTGGGACCAATTGATAAAATCATTACTGCTTTGATGACTCTTTGGGATTATACTATGGGAAGGGAGGCTCCTGTTAACGCAATTTTAAAGGGATTGGGTGGATTATTTGGATATGGTGTTGGTTTCTCTGCTGCAAGTGCCGTTCCTGTCCTTGGGCAAAGTGGTATATTTAATTTTATGGGAGGTATGGCAGGTGGTATAGCAGGTGAGTGGTTAGCAATGAAGACTGCTAAGGTATTAGCAAAAACTCCATTAGGAGAGATTGATGATCCTATTATGGGTCCAAAAGATATAGAGGCAGGATTACCAGCAAGAAAATTGGTAAGAGATCCTGATGGACTCGTAGATCATATGATAGGAGGTCCGAAGGTTAAGGATGAGGGTGGTGGAGAAGGAGGAACTAAGGAAGGTGATGGAGAAAATGTCACAGCAAAAGGTAATAAAGAAAATATTGTCCCATTAGATGTAGACGCTGTTTCTAAGAAAGCAGATAATATTTCTATGAATACTTCTTATCAAGAAGGTGGTGATGAGACAGTTGTTGTTCCTTCTAGATCTCAAACTTCAAATAGTAGTGAATCCTCTTCATCATCAGAAAATTTAGTAACTGCTACTGCTGGTTCTGGTGGAAGTGGTGATGAGATGAGTGATGCCCTTTATATGGGTGGTTAAATATAACTAGGAGGAAATAACTTATGGGACAAGGAAATAAAAAAAGAAAAACAGTAAGAGAGTCTGCTCCTTCTCTTCTTCAGAGATTGGATGTTATTTCTAATGAGGATAAAGATTCTACTGTAAGTCTTTTAAATGGAACAGTGCGAGTATTATATTGGGAGAGTATTTTAGCAGATACGGTGTCAGCATCTGTTATTTTTACTGATGCTGGTAATACTATGACAAGGACTAAGAAAGGTCAGGGAAATGGAAAAAGGAGAAAAAAAGTAAGTGCTGTTGAAGGTTTGCCTATTATTGGTAATGAACAGGTTTCATTACAGTTTACGGATAATGATGATAATACTATAGATTTTGATAATAGTTTGTATATTAATAAAATTACTGCTCTTCCTACAGATTCTCAAACTACAACAAAATCTTATGAGATTGTTTTAGTATCTAAGGAATTTATTGATAATGAAAAAGTAAGAGTTAGAGTTTGTAGAAGAGGAGAAGTTTCTGATCATGCTAAATTTATTTTAGAAGATGTTTTGAAAACCGAAAAGGAGATTGATTTGGATGCTACTAGTAGTCCTTTAGATTATACTGGTAAGAATAAAAAACCATTTTATGCCCTTAATACATTATCTACCAAAGCAGTTTCAGCAGATAATCAAGAATTGGGGGATAGTGCAGGATATTTTTTCTGGGAAACATCAGAAGGATATAACTTTAAATCAATTGATACTTTATTATCTGGAGAACAAAAGAAATCGATTATCTATAATGAAACTCCTGACTCAGCAGGAACTCCAAAAGGATATGATTTAAAAGCATTAACATTAGACGTTGATAATCGTGTTGATGTTCAGAAAAAACTTCAGATGGGTGCATATAATACTCGTAGAATTGTATTTGACCCCTTTAATAATAATTATGAAGTGCAGACAATGGATGCTTTTGACCCTAAGAAGCAAGAAAAATTAAAACTTGGTGGAGATAGATTACCAATTTTAAATGATACTTTTGCAAAAGATGGTCTTGATTCTGATTTTTCTAGAACTACTTTTGTATTAGCTACAACAGGACAACTTAATGTGGGTAAGACTGAAGATCAAATTAAAGAGTCACAAAATGAAAACTTCAAGGTAAGGGATATTGTTAATCAATCGATTATGAGGTATAATCAATTATTCGCATCTCAAATAACTATCACCATACCAGGTGAATTTTCTTTACATGCAGGTGATACTGTATTTTTAGACATTCCACAGATAAGTGAAAGTGAAAACAAAGTTTGTGGTGACGATGTAAACGAGGAAGATGGGGGTCTATATATTATAGCAGATTTATGTCATTACATTACTGCTAAAGAGACCTACACTAAGTTAAATTTAATTAGAGACTCCTTTGGTCGATCTGGGAGTTTTACCAAATCTATTGATAAATTATTTACTTAAGAGGAATTATGACAACTAACACTCCAAATCACGATCTAGATCATGAAGTGTATATTGATCCAAAAGATCATAAGGAGCATATTAATCATGGTATGATTGAATATACTGAGGAAGATTTGAAGATGCATAATGATGCCTTCCATGCCCACTCAGAGGATGAAGTTGATAATAATGATGGTAAGATTAATGACTGGCATACAAGGCACGAGGACAAGCATTTAGAAGTTTATTGTGATAATCATCCAGATTCACTGGAATGTAGAGTATACGACGATTAAGTATGTCAGCAGAAGGAGGAGGATTATTTAATCAAGGATTTTTAGGGCAAGGATTCAATTGGTGGATTGGTCAGATTGCTGATGATTCCTATTGGAGAGAGAATATTAATCCTGGAAAATTTGAAGATAAGAATAGTATTCAGGGATGGGGGTATAGGTATAAGGTAAGGATCTTTGGTCTTCATGATTGGGGTGAAAATTCTATCCCATCAGAAAATTTGCCTTGGGCTAATATAATGTATCCAGTTACTGCTGGTGGATATCAGCAGAATGCTGGATCTACTCCTATGATCCGACAGGGTAATATTGTTTTTGGATTCTTTTTAGATGGATCTGAGCAAGAACAGCCCGTCATTATGGGAATTATGGGAAATAATTCTCAAACTCAGTTAGCAACTAAAAATAATTTTGATAATAGAGTTAGTAATACTCAACCTGGATCTGTAGCAACCAGTGGTTATGCTGAAGTAAAGGTAGATTATAAAGGAACGACATCTCCCACTCCACCTGATAAAGATAAAGTAGTTAATAAACCAACAGACCCTGAAACTGCTAAAGAAATAGCTGCTGATCCTCCTAATACTAAATTAAATGAATATGGATTGCGTGATAATCCAACACCTATACAGCAAAAGGATATTCAAAGTGCAAAGAGAGAAATACAACTTATCCTAGAAAGAAATCCAGGATTTTCTTTATTTGCACAGCAAGAATTAATTAAAAAAAGAGTTGCTAGTGGAAAAAACGCTAGAAAAAAAGAAGCACAGTCTTCTAGATCTCCTGTTTATCCAGGAGCAACTATTGAATCTGAAGCAGTTCATCTTCAAAGTGCTGCTGATATTAAATTAGATGAGGTATGTTGTAAAAAGAGAGTTTTATTAAAACCAACTGGTATTGTTGAGTCTTGTAATAGGGCAATTCAAACTGATATGGATAGTATGACTACTAGTATTGATAAAGCAATGAATGCATTATCTAATTATACTGATGCAGTCTCTATTACTAATGGTGTTAAAGACCTAAAGAAAGTTGTTAGTGATTCTTCTAAAACTCAATCCAAATACATGAAAGTGATTATGGATAAAGTAATGGAATATACTCAGAAAAAAATTAATGAAGAAATGACTGGAGCAGTTTCTGCATTACCTGCATGTAAAAGATGGCAAATGCTTGATCTAAAGGATGTTATGACTCAAAATATTTTATCTGAATTTAATGGTATGACAGGAAGTATGAGTGGATTGATGGAAGGAGTATTGAGTAATATGTTAAAGTTGGAAGATGGTGAGGATAAAGATGGTCCATATAGGGGATTAATAAATAAAGCTTTGGATTTTGTTATTGATCCCGATAATCCTGACAATAATAATGAACAAAAGGCTATGCCTAAAGTTCCTATATGTGTAGCTGAAGATTCTGTAGCTGCTGTAATACATTCTAATATGCCAAAAATTGAAGAAACTACTAGTAATCTTCTTGATGGTATAGACACCTTTATGGCCGATATGATGAGTGAATTGTCTGGTGCAGGTGGTTCGGATATTTCTAATCTTTTTTCTAAATTGGGGGATATTAAAGGTAATATGACATCAGCATTAGATTTTGAAAATATTAAACAAAATGTTTTTCCTTTTGAACTTCCGCCAAATGAAGCAGTTGCTGATTATTATCAGTTTTGTAGTGGAGGATCATCTCAATCTCAATCACAATTGCCAAGTAATGCTTCTATTATGGATGCTGTCACGAACTTAACTGAAAGGAAAATGCCTAAACCAAAATCTATTGAAGCATTTGCTGAACCACTTAAAAATACAGCTGATGTTATTTTAACAGAGAATCCTATTTTAAGAGGACAACGTGGTGATGGTGGTGAGGTTGAATTGGTGTGATAAATAATTTAACTGGAGGTTATAATTTTTAATGTTTTCATTTTCAGCTGAAAATACTAAGTGTAATATTACAGTTGGTTATATTTCATCCGAAAGGGGTTTTGTAGATGGTGTTGGTGTCTATGAAGCTAATCATATTGCTAAGCTTAATCCAGGAACTCAATTTATTTTTAGAAATAGAGATTTTGTAAAATATTTAAATATCAATGAAGTTAATTCATTATCTCCTGCTGCGTTACTTCCTGATAAACGTTCAGGAGCTGGATCATGTTCTGGTATTGTTGGATTAAATCTAGAAGGGGATACATCTAAAAGTATTGATGATGATCTTGGTGCTGAGCCTGCTGCTGTTGGAGGAAGCACCAAAGATTTTGAAGATTTAACAGAAAAAAATAAAACAAGAGTTGATTTTTATGGAGGTGGTGGAGTAGGAGTTCAAGCAGCTCCTATTATTGGTATTGATGGTACTGTATTAGCAGTGCAAGTTATAAATGGAGGATATGGGTATAAATATCCCCCTATTGTTGATATACATGATGATAAAGGAAAAGGAGCAGGAGTAGTTGCTCGATCTTTTATTAAGACACGCAGTTCAGATGAACCTGTGTTAGTAGAAGAATTTGATGCAGAAGAAGATTATGAGGAATATATA